CCGAGTTTTCGGTTCAAGTTTACGCAAGCTAAGGAAAATATATGGCTATCTTTGTCGCAACAGACTTCTATGTTTCAGTCAATGGATCTACTGCTCTAAACCCTTATTTGACTCAGGTTGAGTTGAAGGCTTCTGCTAATGATGTCACAACTACTGCTTTTGGTAGCACTTGGGTGACTCGTGTTGCAGGTTTGAAAGAGGGTTCACTTACACTTCAGTTCAATCAGGACTATGCTGCTTCAACTGTTGACCCTACTCTTTGGCCTTTGCTTGGTACAAATGCGACTGTAGCAATCAGACCGACTACAGGTGCTATTGGTGCAGGAAACCCTGCGTACACTGCGATTTGTTTAGTCACAGATTTGACACCTGTTTCAGGTCAGATTGGTGACTTGGCGACTTTCTCTGTGACATGGCCGACAACTGGAACTGTCACTAGGGGAACTGTCTAAACGATGAATCAACTCACACTACGCATTGAGTTATCTGACGGTCAGGTTGTTGAAGTGTTGTCTAGTGCAGGCGACATCGTGAAATGGGAAACACATTTCAATCTTGGCATTGACAAAATTGAGAAAGTTACTCACCTTCTTTATCTTGCATGGCTTGCGGTTGTAAGACTAAAGAAAACTGGTGAGACTTTTGATGATTGGATTGAGCTTGTCGCTAAAGTTGAGGTTGTTGACCCAAAAGAATAAGCAGCCTTGGTGTTGATTCTTATCATTGGCTGATTGCTAATCTTGCTGTTGCGACTGGGATTGCACCGTCAGTTTTGATGCAGGAAAGTGATCGGATGATAAACACTATGTTGTTTGCGTTGCAACATCAACGGAGCGAAAATGGCTGAGTCTGTTGTCTACAATGTCAAGGGTTTACTTCGTGAGCTTGACCATCTGCAACCTGGTATGCGTAAGGCTTTAGTTAAGGATGCTAAAGATGTTGCTAAACCCATTGTAACTGTTATCAAACAAAGCATTCCTGTGACTGCACCTCTATCGGGTATGAGTAAAACTGCTAATCCTACAGGTCGTTTGGCTTGGGGTGCAGGTAAACCTGCTAAGAGTGTGACGACAAAGTTTCGTTCAGGTCGCTCAACTTCTAGATCTATTACACCGCTTGTTTCTATTTGGGTGAACTCACCTATGACCGCTATCGCTGATGTCGCTGGTAAAGGTGCAATGCGTAAAGCTAAGAGAATAACTAGCGAGTATGCCTATAAAGGTGGCATAAGGCAGCACAGGGTTACAACACAGGGCAGAACTATGATTCGTGTGTTGAAAGAACGTAATCTCAACAACTTTGTTTACCCTAATGTTGAGGACAAGATTGATGATGCTCAGGCAGAAGTAAAATTGATTTTAGAGCGTTATGCTCGCAAAGTTAACAGGAAGTTGAACTAATGTCAGTCATTATCAAGCTCTTATCTAAGTTTGACGATTCAGGTTTGAAGAAGGCTAAGAGGGGTTTTTCTGGGCTGACTAAAACTCTTGGTGCTGTCGGTATCGGTTTGAGTTTGAAGTCGATTACAAGCGATTTGGTGGATGCGGCTAAGGCTGCTTCTATGGATCAGAAGTCAACACAGTTACTGAATAATCAGTTGGTAAAGAATGCTAAGGCGACTACTGCACAGACTAAAGCAAATGACCGTTTTATCCAGACCTTAAGCGAACAAGTCGGAATCGTCGACGATGAACTTAGACCTGCTCAGGCCCGGCTCGCTCGTGCGACAGGTAGCGTAAAGAAGTCACAAGATTTATTGAAACTTGCTCTTGATGCCTCGGCAACTTCAGGTAAACCTTTGGCAACAGTTTCCGCTGCATTAGGTAAAGCATTCAATGGTTCGACAGGTGCATTGACAAAGCTCTTCCCTGAACTGAAGAAGTCTAAAGATTTGTTTGGTGATTTGCGTAAAGAAGTTGAAGGCACTGCAGCTCAACAGGCTGACCCTTTCGCAAAACTAAATGTTGCTGTCGATAATTTGAAAGAGAAACTAGGCATGACGATTATGCCGATTGTTCTCGACTTTATAGACGTGATGATGAAACCTGGTGGTGCTATAGATCAGGTTGGTAAGTTCCTTGATGATGTTTCTAATCCTAAAACTGAGGCTGGTAAAACTTTCTTAGATATCAAAGATGCTGTTATGCAAACTATCGGCACTGTGAGAGATTTCTTTGCTTTGTTTGGTAACGGTAATGCGATGAAAGGTTTTGCTGTTGTTGCAGGAAATCTAATCAAAGCATTACCTGCGTTGCTTGCGTTGAAGGGCATTATGGTTTTGGCGAATAGTGCCAAGTCTATTCAGAACCTTATTTTGGCTATGACTGCGATTGCAGGTAAAGGTGGTTCAGGTACAAACATTATTCCTGGTGGCGGTAAGGGTACACCTAAGTTGCTTGGTACAGGTGCCTTGCTTGGTTTAGGTTTGGTGTTATCGACTTCTGGTGACACACAGTTGAGACCTCCTCAGCCGAAATATAATCCAAAAGATTATCAGCCTGGAGGTAAGTTTTATTCTCCTGTGCCTTCTGTTGTAGTGAATGTTCATAGTGCAGACCCTAAAGCTACTGTTGATGCTATCGGTAAATATCTAAAGCAGAATGGTAGCCTTCCGTTCAATCTTGCAACTGTAGGCCGTAAAACACCATGACATTACCAAGCTATGTTGTTGAATTATCTTTTGGCAGTAGCGGTTTCGTTGATGTCACACAATATGTTCAAAGTGTTTCTATAAATCGAGGCATTACTCGTGTTATGGATGATTATCCTGCAGGTAGCGTGTCAGTCACTTTTGTGAATAACAATCGTGTGTTTGACCCTTTGAACACTAGCTCGCCTCTTTGGTATGGTGCAGGCGGTTACACGATGATTCAGCCTGGAGGAAAACTTCGTATATCTAGCAATAGCATTCGACAGTTCACTGGGTTTGTGCAGGGCTGGGAATTTACTTTTGATGAGGCAGGCCTTGATGGCAAGGCAACTGTCATGGCGTTAGATGAAATTTTCAAGATAAACAATTTGACTTTTGATGCTGGCACTGAGGGGATAGTGCAGGATACAGGTTCGAGGATTCAGAAAGTCCTAAACTATAACGGTTTTGGTGCGAGTGAATATTCTGGTGTTGCTGTCGGAAAAACTATTGTTGGTGCGGATGTTCATGCTGCAGGTGATAGTGTGCTTGCTTATTTGCAGAATGTTGCTCGTAGTGAACCTGCCGACTTTTACAGTAATTCTTCAGCTGTAATGCAGTTAGAGGATCGTAGTTTCGCGAATTTGACTTGGACTAACTCGACTAGAAACAATCTAATCAAATACCCGAATACGCTCTCTCAGGACACTACTGTGACGCCTTTGGATGGAGGTACAGGTTTAGGTGATGGCTGGGTTTACGGCTGGCAACCTGGCACTGCAACGACTCTTTACACTGGGGGAACAGTAAACACTGCTGAGGTCACAACTTCGACAAGGGACTTCTATTATCAGGAAGTGAATCAACCTAAAATCAATCCTGACAGCACAGCAACAAAGTATGTGTTTTCTGCATGGTTTAGAGGTCAGGGTTTGACTGGTGCAGGTATTTCGGGAAACTTTACTTTACTTGACGGCACAGCTAACTCTCTTATTTCTCAATCTATGACTGCGAGTGCTGCCTCTAGTACTGCGTGGACTCAGATGAAGGGAACGGCCTCTTATGTTGGTGCAGGCACGGTTTCAGGGTTTAGAGTTTCTGTGCAGGCTCCTGGCACTGCTGTTGCATATAACTTTATTGCTAATGGCTGGCAGGTTGAGCGTGGCACTGTTATTGGCAGTTATTTTGATGGCACATATAATCCGTTTACTTCCTCGACTGCACCTTATGTTTCTGGCTCGACTGTCAACAATGTGGGCTGGAGTGAATTGCAGTGGGCGAGCGATTCAGGTTTGGTAACTAGCACGGCTGCAAGTGCGACACCTCAAGCAATCAACTATTTCGCTGATGTCAACAGTCAAAGTTCTATCGGTGGCACTGGTATTCCTTTTATGGATCTAAATGTTGTTTATGGTGGGGAGAACTTGTATAACAGCATTCAGGTTGTAGGCATAAACGCTATTTCTAATGCTTCGGACACTGCGTTGATTACACGCTACGGTTTGCGAGAGTACAGTCAGCAAGATAATTTGACTACTTCGTTGACTCGTACAGCAGAGATTGCAAGTAAATATTTGGATGCCTACAAGTATCCTGAATATCGTGCAGAGCAGTTGACTGTCGCTGTCGAGGCTTTGACTGCTGCACAACAAAACTTAGTTTTAGCGATAGAGCTTCGAGATGTTGTTAGAGTCCTATTCAAACCGTCTAATACAGGTTCGGTGATTGACAAGTATTACGAGGTTATCGGCATTGATAGTCAAGTTGACACTGAGAGACATCACATAACTTATCGAGTCTCTTCGTTAGAAAATCTTGGTTTATCGTTTTAGTTGACATAGTAAACTTGAGGTTTAGGAGACCTAATGACTGACTCGAAACAACCGTCTAATCAGACTTTGCTGTTGCAGATTGTGCGTGACATTGAAATCTTGAAGTTTCAAAGCATTCAAATTCTTGATGCTTCTAGAGACCATGAAAATAGGATTCGTGATTTGGAGAAGCAACTGAACAGGAACGCTTGGGTGCCTTCGTTGATTTCTGCTATTGTCACTTCGGCTATCGTCTATCTAATTAGTAAAGGATTCGTTGCATGATAACCCCAGGCGACTATGACATCACCGCTTATCAAGGTGCAGACTATGATCAACTGTTTACTGTAACTCAAGGTGGTACAGCGTTGAATTGGACTGGGTACACTGCGAGGATGCAGGTTCGTGAGGCAGCCGATTCGACAGCATACTTGTTGAACTTGTCTAATGGTTCAGGCATAACTTTAGGTGGCACTGCAGGAACTATTTTGGTCAACATTAGCAACGCTCAATCATCTGCAATCAGTGCAGGTTCATTTGCATACGACTTAGAGCTCTTTGCTGGTAGCGGTCAGGTCACAAGAATTTTGCAGGGTGCTTTCAATGTGATAGGAAATGTGACTAGATGAGTTCGACAACGACTGTAACAGTTCAAGAGAACAATGTTCTAATCTCTCTAAGCAATGTTGGTATTCAAGGCATACCAGGTGTTAACGCTGTTGTTGCGGTTACAGCACCGATAACTAATTCCGGTTCATTCGGTTCAGCGGTTATTGGTATTAATCAGTCAGCTTTGAGCCTCACTAAGTCACAGATAACAGATTTTACTTCAGGCACAGTAGCTTCGGCAGGTACAGCACAGCAATCAGGTACAGCCGTTTATAGCTTGACTTCAGGCACTGCAACATATTCGACTACTTCAGGCACAGCCACTTATGCAACCCTTGCAGGAACTGCCGTGTCTATCAGCGGAAGCATTACTCGAAGTCAAGTCAGCGATTACGCTACAGGAACAGTCGCCTCTGCCTCAACAGCACAACAATCTGGAACAGCTGTTTATGCGACAACTTCAGGCACTGCAACATATGCGACAACTTCAGGCACAGCTGTTTATGCGACAACCTCGGGAACTTCAGTATCAATCAGCGGTTCAATTACTCGAAGTCAAGTCAGCGATTACGCTACAGGAACAGTCGCAAACATTTCAGGAACAGTAGCACAATCTCAAGTTACTTCTCTTGTCAGTGATCTAGCGAATAGGGCTGTTTTAAACGCTGCAAACACTTTCACTGCAGGCGGTCAGATTATTGCTTCAGAAAGCGACACAGTAAAGCCTCTAACTTTGCGTAGAGCATCTGCAACAGCGGTGGCGAGCTTTGTAGATTTTCAAACTTCCACAGGAACAGCAGTTGCGAGCGTTTCTGTTTTAGGTTATGGAAACTTTCCTAGAGTGTCGGCAGGTTCAGCGACAGATTTAGGTTATGCAGTTTTGAGTGTAAATGCTGGTTCTCCAACAGTCACAGCAGCAGTAATTAGAGGTGCAGCATCTCAGACGAGCTCATTGCAGGAATGGCAGAACAGCGGTGGAACAGCTTTGACTACCATAGCCTCTAATGGTCAAATTGTTGCTTCACAAGGTATAAATTTAACTACTATTCGAGGTGGTGATGCGATTAGTGCGATTACTATTTCAAATAACCGTGGCGTTACTATTGGAAGCAACGTTGCGATTCAAGGTGGTGGAAGTGCTGTTTTAGGTATTGCTAACGCTTCAACAATCCCAACTACTAATCCTGTTGGTGGTGGTGTTTTGTATGTTGAAGCAGGAGCACTAAAATATAGGGGTTCATCAGGAACAATAACGACTTTAGGAGCAGCATAATGTCTGAATTTCAAGTTTCAAAAGAATACAAGCTACAAACCCTAAATTCTCGTCTAGAGCAGTTGAATGTTGAGGGCTGGAGTAATGAAGAAGCAAGAATAGTTGCTGAGGCTATCGGCAACAATGATGAAGTAGATCGTTTGACAGCGAACATCGCAATCATTAAGAACGCTATCGTTGCTGTTCAAGCACAAATCCATAATTTAGCGTAAAACTTGTTTTGATAGAATTGCTTTATGACAGCAATCTATTTTGAACCTTTCTCCCCTAAACTTCGTGGCGATGAGTTCGGCAATCTAGCACCTTACAGGAATGGCAGACCTCACCGTGGTCAAGACTGGCATCCTGCAGAGAAGTCACCGATTCACGCTATAACTGACGGCACAGTTTTCCTAAACGAATGGTCAGATGTTCTCGGATGGTTTGTTGTGCACAGTGCCAAAGATGGTATGTTCGTGCTTTATGCTCACCTGGCTAAACAGTCAGAGCTGAAGAAGGATGAGAAGGTTGTTGGAGGTAAGACTGTTATTGGTTTAGTTGGTGGCGGTAAGAATACTCCTAGCGGTTCAGCCTCTACAGGTGCACACTTACATTTGAGTATTGGTAAGGCTAATAAGTCGTGGAGTAATCCTGCAATTCATCTTTGTGCCTATGAGCAGTTAGTTGATCCGTTGAAACACATTCTCGAGAACACAGGTAAATAATGCGTTTTATTTTTGACAGATTTAAAGCTGTGGTCGGTGTGTTATCTGAACTGGTTTGGCGTGGGTTTGGTATCTTCCTCTTTATTTTGGGCGGTTCGGCTGGTGTTGGTGCAGCGTTAACAGGTTCATGGATAAATGGTGTGCTTGTTGCTTGGGGAACGCTAATGTTGAGCGTTGTTGCTGCTATTGGTTACGCTATCGCC